TTAATACTTTTAAGGGGGTATCAGAAATGGTACCTCCTTTTTTGTTATAAATATTACTATGGCAGTTTCAATATTAGACCCATTAAAAGACAAACAAGGTGGTATACGAAAGAGTGCCAACTGGTATCGTACTAACGTACAATCAATAGCAGATAGAGTAACAGCTAGAAAGCTAATGTCTTCGGGCAAATTAAATGGCATTCCTAGCAGAGGACGTTTAAATATGTTCTTTTATGACCCTAAATATAAGAAGGTATTACCTTATTATGATACGTTTCCATTAGTGTTACCACTTGAAACAATACCGGGTGGATTTATGGGAATGAACTTTCACTATTTGAGACCATTGCAGAGATTGAGTTTATTAAATAACTTACAAAGATTTGCTAATGGTGGAATGAGTAAGAGTACAAGAATTGATGCGACTTATGATGGAATTAAGAATGTCGGTATAGCAAAACCAACAATAAAGAAATATTTGTATAAGCATGTTAGATCAAGTTTTTTAAGAATTGATTTTGATGAGGCAGCGTTGGCAGTATATCTACCAGTGCAACAGTTTAAAAAAGGAAGACCCTATTAATGAAAAAATTTTGGAATTGGACAATTACATTTATTAAAAAACATATTGGTAAAGGATCCCACAGATGGGCATTTTGGTTGGAAGGTATATTAATAGGACTATTGATGTATCATTTTTTTATAGTATGAACCATCTAAAAATAAAGAATTAAAAATGAAAAAACTTTGGAATAAATTAATAAACAAACTATTTGGCAAAAGATGTCAATGCGGTAAACAAAAGTAATGGCAATTTTAAGAGGCGGAAAACGAATTGGTGGAATGGACATTAGAATAGGTCTACCTAGAGATAGAAGCCTAGACAATGTAAACAGCGATCCTAGATTAAGACAGAAAGCTGGTGGTAATCCTGAAACTACTATGGGTAGATTTCAAGCTTATGTAAATGAAGCTGAAGGATTTGCTCGTAAGGCAAGATTTTATACAGAATTTTTTTTACCAAAAGGTTTAAGTTTTGGTAGTGGTGTTGGTGGTGAGAATACAGCAATAGAACCACAAGGAATTGGCGAAGGAATAGACTCATTTAAAATGTCACAAGAATTAAATGCGGTACATGCTGCGAATGGAAAACGTGTTAGAGCATTTTGTAGTCAAATTTCAATGCCGAGTAGAGATACAACAATCAAAGAAGTTAAGCATGGTAACTCTCCTGCTAGAAAACACGTAATAGATTTTAACTCACCAGACATAACAGCAACATTTTATGCTGATAAGTTTATAAGAGAACGTAGTTATTTTGAACTATGGCAACAAACAGCATTCAGTACAACATCATTTAATCACAACTACTATGACAACTATGTTTCAGACATGAACATATTTCAGTTAGGTAATTATGCTAGTAGGCAAGAGCGTGATGATGTTACATACGGAGTTAAGTTATTTGATTGTTATCCTAAAACTATTGGTGAATTAGAATACTCATATGAAAATAATAATGTACAAACGTTTCAAGTTACATTTACATTTAGATATTGGGTTAATTACTTTATTGATAAATCAGGTAATATAGATTTAGGTCAATCAGACTTTAACTCTCCAGAAGTAAAAGCTGGAGGCGGTCTATTTGGTGGACTGTTAAATAGATTACCACCAGAATTAAGAAGAGCAGGGCGTGATGTGCTTAATGGAATAAGAAGAAAAGCGCCAATCGGTAGAGTTACAGGTGGAAGAGTATTCCCTCCATTTAAAATTCCACCATTAAATATATAATGTTAAATAGGAGATATAATGGCATTACCAAAGGTTGAAACACCAAATTATGAGTTGACTTTACCCTCGAAAGATGTTAAAGTAAAGTATAGACCATTTTTAGTAAAAGAAGAAAAGATACTATTAATGGCTATGGAATCACAAAAAGAACATGATATGTATGAAGCAACAAAACAAATTGTTGACTCGTGTACGTTTAATTCTTTAGATGTGGAAAGTTTACCTATGTTTGATTTAGAGTTTTTATTTCTAAACATAAGAGCTAAATCAGTAGGAGAGATATCAAAGTTCAAAGTTCTTTGTCCAGATGATAAGAAGACATATGCTGATGTTGAGATAGACTTAACAAAGGTAGAAGTACAAGTTGATGATGACCATACAAATAAAATCATTGTTGACGAAAAAAGACAATTAGGAGTAGTGTTGAAATATCCTACTATGCAGGTTTTAAAGTCAGGCACGAATATAGATGATGCAAATATGGATACAGTATTTAATATGCTTACCATCTGTGTTGACCATATATTCGAGGGCGATAAAATATACCCTGCAAAGGATAGTACACAACAAGAAATTAGAGATTTTTTTGAAAGTCTATCGCAAGATAGTTTTGCGAAGATTAAACATTTCTTTGATACTATGCCTAAGGTTAGACATGAGTTTGAAGTGACTAACCCAACTACAAATGTAACAAGTAAAGTTACATTAACTGGACTTAACGATTTTTTCGAATCAGCCTCGCCCATAATAGCCTAGAGGCATACTTCGAAATTAATTTTGCGTTACTGCATCATCATAAATACTCTTTAGGTGATGTTGAGAATATGATGCCTTGGGAACGGGACATCTATGTTCAAATGTTGATTAACACTATTAAAGAAGAAAACGACAGAAAAAGACGAGAGGCACAAACATAATATGGCGATAAAAGAAGAAGACATTAAAAAACTATTTAAAGTTATAATGCAAGATACAATGAAAACTGTATCGGCTGGTCAGAAGACTGTTATCGCTCCTACACAAGTTAGAAACATTGCTAAAGAGATTATAGCTGAAGCAGAGAGTGGTAGTATTGAGAAGTTTGAGAAGGCTTTGATTAAGACTGAAAGTATTATAGAGAAACTAGGTTTAAAAATTGGTGACTTTAATAAATCGTTAGGTAAGAGAATAGAAGAATTAAGAACTCAAAGGGACAAGTCATCTAAAGAAGTTGAATTGTTAAGAGCAGACAACATAGTTGCTGAGATAAGGTCACAAAAACAAGGTAAGGAGTATAAACTTGAAACTCACATACTTACTAAAGAAGAAATCAAATTGAGAAAGAATGTATTACAAACTCAGATCAGTAGAGTTGATGATTATGAGCAGAAAATACTTAAAGAAAGAGAAACTATTTTAAACGGCGAAGAAGTTACTCAAGCACAAAACGAAAAGATATTAGCTGACCAAAATGAATTAGCAACAAAAAGAGCTGATATATTAAAAGAAGAACAAACATTAAATCCTTTAGAAAATGTATCAGGTGACCGAGGACCAAACTCATCTTTCTATGAAGAATTGAAAGCTCCATTTTTAGCTGTTGGTGATGCGTTCATGTCAATAAAAGATGCTGGTAATGAAGTTCTTGCTGTATTCAGTTTCTTTAAAGACGGTGGGTTTATGAAGACACTAAAGAAGTTTAAAAAAGGACTAAAAAGTATAGCAACGTTCTTAAAAATACCTAAAGTATTAATTACACTAGCAATTGTTGGTGTAGTAGCAGCAATATATTTTTTTAGAAAAAAACTTAAATCTGCTGCTATCTTTATAATGGGTATTCCAGAAACAATTGGTAAAGGCCTAAAAAAAGTATTTAATATGATGGTGGATTTCTACAAAACTGCTATCAATACTGTATTGACACTTATTAATAAAATTCCAGGAATAGATATACCTTTATTAGAAACATCAAAAGTTAAGAATGAGAAAGAAACTGAAAAACAAAAGCAGTTAAAAACTACGATAGACAAAAATTCTAAGGCAGATGTAGTTACTAAAACTAAAGCAAAAGACGAATGGCAAAAAATTAAACAGATGGAACTAGCTGGTTTAGACGGATCATCTAAAAGTAAAATAGATTATAGTCAAATTAATAAAGGTAATGATTTAAGAGTTGCAGCAAATGATTTAAATGTGGCTACAAAAGATAGTTCAGCATTAGACTCAGGTAAGACTGTCATTGTAAACAATATGGCTAATCAATCAAATGTTAGCAGTAATGGCGCTGTTGTATCTGGATTTGTTAACAACAATAATGCTGATGACACTTTCTTAAACTTAAATGACAGCTACGCTTAATATGGACCTAAATCTTTTTCAGTAATCAACTTAAATTTTGCGTCATTAGCTTCACAATATGCTAGTGCTGCTTTCCATTTAGCTTTATTTTTAATATACTCAAAACTATCACGTAAGAATGATCTACTTTTCTTTTTAGGAGGCTTTGGAGGTTTACATTGACGAGAAGGTTTAATCTCTATTATAATTTTTGTACCCTTACTAGTCTTAACAATGAAGTCAGGAAAGTATTTGTGATACTTTTTGTCTATTGGATTGTAATATTTTATGGCTAATTCTTCACTAGCCCAATTAATTATGTCAGGATTACTGTCACATTGTAACATGAACTTACGTTCAAGTAGTGATCTGTACACTATTTTGTTTACATCACCCACGTATTTTTCAGGTTTAGTAGGACGGTAAATACCTTTATAGGACTTCCTCATGGTGTTATAAATATTATCATTACAAGGATATTTAGATGGCTTTTACAAGTAAGATTTCAAACATAATAAACGGTGCGATTAATAATCAGATTACCAATTCAATAGGTAGTATGGTGGGCAATTTTGCTGCGAGTAAATCACAAACTAGTAAAGTTGCTGCTAAGTTATTAAATAAGTCCCCTTTAGAGATAGAGAACATCAATCCTACATCACATATGAAAGAAAATCCATATCAATATGGTACTGTATATTATCCTGAAGAAACAGCAAATTTAGGTGAAGGACATTATGTAATATTTGACGTAGTAATGCATAACTCATCAAAATTCAAAGCTACAAATTTCAATGGAGGTCGAATATCCACAAACACATCTAATCAAGTAGGAGAAAATGCTCCAACAGGTAAGGCCAATAGTATTGCGTCAATTAAAAGAGGCGGCTTTGGTGCTGCTTCACGAGTCGGTGGTGTTAAATCAGGACTAAACGAAAAGACACCTACACACTCATATATTTCTGATAGTATGATCTTATATGCTCCTGCGCCTAGTATGAAATTTACTTATGCAGCTAATTATGAAAATTTAGATACAGGTATCGCTGGTATCTTAGGACATGCGATAGGTAATTTTAAAGACACTAAAGGTATTGTTGACGGTTTGAAAGCTGCTGCAAAAGGTATGCCAGACGCTGCTGCGATCATTGGTAGAAAGGCACTATTCGGTGCAGCAAGTTTAATACCAGGATTTGAAAATGCTGAGTCTGCGTTTGATAAAGCTAAAGGACAAGCAATGAACCCACAGATGGAAGTTGTATTCAAATCAGTACCTTTTAGAACATTTGAATTTCCGTTTGAGTTTGCTCCTAAAAATCCTAATGAGAAAGACAGTATTCACAAAATAATTAATATGTTTAAGTTTCATATGTTACCTGAATATCAAGGAACAACAAAAGGTTTTTTCAATGTACCCTCAGAGTTTCAAATAACTTATATGTACAGAGCAGATCGTAACACATATATTCCTAGAGTAAGTCGTTGTGTATTAAATAACATGACAGTGGACTATGCTCCTGAAGGTGTTATATCTTCATTTATACCTGACAACCAAGGTGCTGCTCCTACGTTTGCAACAATGAACTTATCATTTACTGAAACAGAAATAATGACTAAGGAAAGAGTGGCGGACGGATTCTAATATGTATTTTTCTAAATTTCCCACAGGCAATTACGATATGAAAGGTGACGGTAACCAGAAACTAGTTACTGACCTAATGAAAAGAGTTAAAGTCAGAAGTAAGATTATCAATGAAGCTTCTCTGTATGATGTATATGATGTGCCAAATGGTGAGAGACCAGAAACAACAGCATTCAAACACTTTGGTGATACTGAACTCCATTGGGTTATCATGTTAACAAATAATATCACTGATGGCTATTACGGTTGGCCATTGTCTGAACAAGATTTTCAAACA